TAGAGACGGGCCAGCAGGTCGAACTGCTGGTCATCAACCGTCTACCGTATGCGGAAATCCGGGCGCGGGTGGCGTCCGCCTGTCGGCGCTGGCGGGTGCAGCGGCTTGTGGTCGAACTGAACTCGATTGGCCAGCCGAATTTTGAAGCGCTCAGGGACGAGTTGGATGCGGACGTCCCGGAACTAGAGGGGTTCACCACGACATCCAGCAGCAAGCAGCAGGTGTTGAGCGCGCTCCGGCTGGCGCTGGAAGACGGGGCATTGAAACTGCTCCCTGACCCGCATCAGATCCGGCAGATGCGGGCGTACACTGCGCAGCAGACGCGCACCGGGCATTGGCAGTACAGCGCGCCGGCGGGGGAACACGACGATATCGTCATCGCCAACGCGCTGGCCTGGCGGGCGGTGCAGCGGATCGGCGTCAGGCACTACATCGATACGTGGTAGGGGCTATGTTCAGCAGAATTCGCAAACTTCTAACCCGGCGCTCGACCGGGGGAACAACGCTGATGTATGCCCCGTTCGGGCGCGTGCTCTACACGTCGGGGGATCACGTCTACAGCCCGACGGCGTATCGCAGCGAATTCGACCTGGAGTTGGCGCGCGTCCTCGGTACGCAAAGCGAAGTCGATGATGCGACGTTGGCGCGCGCGTTCGGCGTCAGCGCGACGGCGTTCGCTTGCGCGCACTACCGGGCTAACGTGATCGCGGGTATCCCGCTGGCCGTGGTCGATGATGCGGGGGCGCGGGCGGAAAACACGCCGCTGCGCGACTTCATCGCCGGCGCATCGAACGTCTTGTTCGAAATCACACTCAGCCTGCTCATCTATGGGCGGGCGTACCTGCTCAAGGAGCGCAATCAATACGGTCATCCGACGGGGCTGCGACCGCTCAACCCGCAGTTGGTCACGGAATTGACCGGTACGGGGATGCGCGTCACCGGCTACGACATCCGCGATGAACACGGGATGATGATGCGGCGGGCCGACGTCGATGACGTGGTCTACATGCAGTTGTACGATACCCGTCCCGGCGGGCGCGGCCTCAGCCCGTTCGAAGTGGCTTGGCGCGATCTCAACCTGGAGCAGGGGATCGTACTGCACGCGGCCAGTTTCTTCGTCAACAGCGCGCGCATCGACGGGATGCTGACGTTCGAAGAGCCGCTGTCTCAAGACGACTACGAGCGGGCCAAACGCGAGTGGCAGCAGAACTTCCGCAGCGCAACGCGAGCGCACAAGACCGCGGTCATGCCGGCGGGGGCGCGGTGGACGCCAATTCAGGCCGCCCCGGCAGATCTGGCGATGGATGCGCTGCGCCGTGAGGAGCGGGCGGCGATTGCGAGTATCTTCAACGTCGATCTCGCACTCATCGGGATGGCGGATGTTGCTGACCAGTTGTCCGCCAACTCGACGTACAGCGCAAAGGAGATCGCGCATATTCGGTCGGTAGCGCTTCCGTTCTTGCGCCAGACGATCCTACCGACGCTGCAAACACAGTGGGCGGACTACGACTTCCCGTATCACCGGGCGCGGTTGATCGTCGATGAAGCGGCGATCCCCCAACTTGTGGAAGCGCAGCTTGTCCGCGCGCAGACGATGAGCGAGTTGGTCTCCGCGGGGTTGATCGACACTGAAGAAGCGCGTCAGCGGCTCGGTTTCCCGACGATGGATGATGCGGCGGTGCTGCGCCGGCCACCGGAGGGGGTGATCGCGCTGTACCAGGCCGGCCTGATCTCGCAGTCCGAAGCGCGGCGCATGTTGTTCGGGCGTGACATCCCGCTGGCAACCGATGACCTGATCATCATCGACGGACGCACCGTCCCGCGCAAGCTGGCGGCACAGTACGCTGAAGAGAACGCGCAAGCGCCGGCCAGCCCGTTCAGTGTCCTGAACGACAGCGCATCCCCGGCGGTGGAAGTGCGGTCGATTGAGCCGCGCGCAGCGGAACTCAAACTGGTCGCAGCGTTCAAGGGTCATGCGCTCATCCGCGCGGCGCGCAGTGAACTGTCGAATGCGCTGACGGAAGCGGGCGTGGATGCGCATTGGGGTGATGACAACTGGGCGGTGACGCTGGCGCAAATCCGCGGCGTCCCCGGCGCGGTACGGCGCGCGCTTGACTTGACCGGGATGCGGGCGATCGACCTGCGCGCAACCGGGGCGATTGTGGAGAACGGGCAGATCGCACTCATCCTCGATGACGCGGGGGCGTGGAGCGGGGTGACCGCGGCACTGCGCGATGACCTGGATGCGGTCAATGCGGCGGTCGAATTCCCACCGCTGCGCGTGACGTTGGGTCATGTGCACGGGACGGCCCCAACGCTGACCCTGACGGAATTCCCGTTGGTAGTAGTGCAGTTTGAACTGATGCATGGCCGGCGCGTGCTTGAAGTCTGGCGCGCTGAGCGTCAGTCGCATGAGCAGGCGCGGGAACTGCGCAATTGGGAACACGTTGCGGTACGGCGCGGACGGGACAAGGCACTTGAATTCCGCGCGCATACGCTCGACGCGGTTGTCGATGCGTTCATCCGGCTGAGTTTGGAAGACGAGGACGCGGATCTGGAGCGCGTGTTTGAACTGGCGCAGATCCGCATGTTCCGCGATACGTTTGAGAAGTTCATCGCCGCGGTGGAGAGTACGATTTACCGCGCAGCGACCGGGGCGATCACGCGGCAGAAGTTCGGCGGGGAGATGCGCTCCCTGCTGCGCCGCTACGGGTTGGTTGCTTTCCGGGACGGGATGAACGAAGTTGGGTATGACCCGGAATCGTTCGGGCCGGAAGAACTCAAGGCGTTCAGAGAATGGCAGGCGCGTCAGTCCGAATTCGTGACCGGGATCGCTGACGAGATCTACAAAGAGGGCGGCCTGCTCGGCGGTGCAGAACGCGCAGCAGCGCGGGCGCGTATGTGGGGGCTGGTCAGCCTGGAAAGCGCGCGCGAGGCCGGCATTCTGATCGCAGCACCCAATCAGCGCATGGAGTGGGTACTCGGTCAAACCGAGGAGCACTGCAAAGACTGCATCCGGCTCAACGGACAGGTGCACACGATGAAGGAATGGGTCGAGGCCGGTTGGACGCCGACGTCCGGCAAGACTGAATGCAAGTCGTTCAACTGTCAGTGCAAACTTGTGCCGACGAAGAAGCGCCGGCGGGGGAAGTTCTGATGCTGCGCACCGTCGTCAAGGTGGACATCAAGACCTGGAAGCAGTTTCAGCAAGCGATTGCGAGTGCACCGTCGCTGACCGCAACCGGCACGAATTTGGTCACCCGGCGCTTGGCAACGGAGATCCTGCGAGAACTGCGCGCAGCACCGGCCCGACCGCGGTATCCGATCCAGTGGACGTCGGAGAAGCAGCGGCGCTACGTCATGGCCATGCTCAGGCGGACGAACAACCTACCGTACCGGCGTACCGGGAAACTGGTGCGCGGTTGGAAAAGCAACAAGAAGATCGACGTGCGCGGCGGCATTTTCGCAGTGGAGAACAAGGTCAAGTACGCGGGCTACGTGCAGGGGCCGTTCGGATCAAAAGCGAAGGCGGGGGAACAGCGTCAGCAGAAGTTCCACCGGCGCAGCGGTTGGCCCAGCGCCCCGGACGTGGTTGCGCGCTACCGGAAGAAGGCGATGGATGCGCTCAAGGGGATTTGGGATGACGCAACCGTCGGCGCAGTGGTCAAGCAGAGAAAGCGGGGTGGCCGATGATCAACGCTTGCGCGCAGCCGGTGCGCATGTTGAACGGGCCGGTCGGGGAAATCGAGGGGTACATCGCCATTTGGGGCAGTCCCGATGAACGGGACGCTTATGGGACGTGGTTTGACCGCGCCCGACCCCCGTACATGGCGTTGGAAAACGGGATGCACCGGCGTCCGATTTTGTACGAACATGGACAAGACCCCGTTGTGGGCAAAGACGTCATCGGCTTCATCGAGGAGATTGAATTCGACGACGTCGGTATCCGCTACCGGGGGGCACTTGACCGCTCATCCCCGCATTTTGCGCGGGTTGTAGCGGAAATCCAGCGCGGTGAATTAGCGACCAGCAGCGGCACGATGTCGCACCTGGCCGAGTTCTACGACGACGGCGCGTTCAAGACTTGGCCGTTGGGGGAACTGTCGTTGACCAAATCCCCGGCTGAGACGAGAATGCCGTCCACGGTCTTGCTGCGCAGCGCGGAGGGGATGCGGGAGGCGTCCTGCGCTGCGAAGGGGGCCGACAAGCAAGACGAACGAGAAGAAGACAAGAAGGGAAATCGAGCGATGAACGAACAACTGATGCAGGCGCTCAACGACCTGATGAGCGCGGGCTTCACCGCGGAAGACATCCTGAACGCGCTTCAGGCGGTTGATCCGGCGGTTGTTGAAGCGGCGATGATGCCGGATCTGGCCCCGGAAATTCAGGACGAAGGCGTCCAGCCGGAAGAACCGGAAGTCAAGGAAGAAGCGATGGACGAAGACGAGAAGAAGGATGCGGCGGCCAAAGCGCTTGAGGCGCTGATCGCCCAACTCGGCAAACCGCGCAGCGCGGCGAAAGCGCGTCCGGCCTACAGCGCGCCGAAACGCAATCCGTTCGACCGCCCTGCTCCGATCCGCGCCAACGTGCAGGTTGGTGAACCGCGCGCCTACCTCGGCAAGTCGGCGGACGACCTGCTGCTGGCGGATCAGATCATGCGCGCGTACCGCATCGAGCCGAGCGAGCAGTTCCTGCGCATCCGCAACATGCGCGCGGCTCAGGCGGTCGAGCGTGAAATCGGCGTGTTCGCTGACCCGGCGGTGCGCTCGATGATGCCGTTCACGCGCGCCAACGAGGTTGCGACGACGACGGCGACCGCCGGCGGTCTGGAATGGGTTTCGACGGCGTGGTCAACGTCGATCTGGGAGAAAGCGCGTCATGCGCGCATCATGGAACAGCTCATCGAGCGCGGGATGCGCGTCGAAGAAGTCCCGCAGGGGTCGAGCGGGATCTACGTGCTGACCGAAGGCGCTGATCCGACGGTGTACACGCTCTCGGAGAACCCGGATCTAGACAGCACCAACCGTCCGTCGGTCAACGTCGGCGTCAGCCGCATCGGTACGGGCCGCGTTCTGGTCACGCCGGGCGAACTGGGCATGGCGGTTGTGTGGACGGACGTGCTCGACGAAGACAGCATCATCGCGGTCTCATCGCAGTATCAGCGTCAGATCGCTGAACGCGCTGAAGAAGTCGTTGAGCAGTTGTTTATCAACGGCGATACTGCGACAGCGGCGAACACGAACATCAACCTGATCGACGGCACGCCGGGCACGGGCCTGAGCCGTCCGTACTATCTGGCTTCCGACGGCGCGCTGAAGTACGCGCTGGTCACTGGCACGAACACGAGCCGCGACGGCGGGACGCTGGATGAGGACGACTACCTGCACACCTGGAAACTGCTTCCGACAGTTGTGCAGGCGCAGCGTGACCGCATTGCGTTTGTGGTTGACCCGGATACCTATGCGCAGACGCTGCGCATCCCGGCGATCAAGACCGACGACGTCCGCGCGGCGGGCGGCACGCTGTCCACCGGCATGGTCACCCCGGTCTACGGGATCGACGTGTTCATGAGCGGGTTCATGGAACTGGCCAACGCGACCGGTAAAGTCAGCGGTACGGCGTCGAACAACACGAAGGGCCGCATTCTGGCGGTGTATGCGCCGTATTGGGCGATGGCGTGGAAGCGCCGCATCACGGTCGAGACGGATCGCGACATCCTGGCCGGTGCGAACATCATCGTGGCGAAGATGCGCGTCGGTTTCGCTCCGCGCGGCGCGGGCGCGTCCACGGTCAGCTACAACCTGACGGTCTAAGCCGACTGAGTGCTGAAAGCAAGGGAGGGGCTTGACCCCTCCCTATTCTGTGAGGAGTAGCAGCATGAGCAAGGTCTACATCCCCCGCCCCGGCGCTGAAGTCGCGGCATTCGTCACCCCGCGGACAGTGCAGGCCGCCAGCGCGGACGGCGCAATCACGATCCGCGACGGGGTTGTCTTCATCACCAAAGCGACCGCGGCGGCGCTGACGCTCGCTGCGCCGAACAACGGCGAAGACAACGGCAAGGTGCTGTACGTCATCGCGACGACCGCGGCGGCGCATACGGTCACGATTTCCGGCGGCCTGAACGGCGCGGGTGCATCGGCTGACGTCGGCACGTTCGGCGGTGCAGTTGGTGACCAGTTCGCCGTGGTGGCGTACAACGGGGTTTGGTATCGCTACGGGGCGTTCACCAACGTCACGTTCGCCTAAGGAGGCCGGTCATGCCAACGCATGTGGTCTCAGTCAACACAACCGGGTCAGCGGGGAGCGCAACCGGAACTGCGCGGACGGAACTGGCGGTGCGCGGTCTGATCATGGGGATCCGGCTGGATTATCACGCCAGTGCGCCGGCGACAACCAACGTCACGATCACCGAAGACAGCGGGATGCAGCGCACTATCCTGACCCGGTCGGCCAGCGCGACGGATGCGATCTTCTATCCCGTTGTGCAGCAGCATGATACCAGTGCCGCGCCGATAGCGGGCCAGTACGGCCAGATCTACGTCAACGGCGCAAAACTGATCGTCAGCGTGACCAACAGCAACGCGCTGACCCCGGCCATCGTCGTCAGCATCGACGTCCTGGAGGGGTGATATGCGTATCCGACTGCACGAGTACTACATCGGTCATGCGTCGAATGAGCGCGTGATCGAACCGGGTGACTACGAAGACAAGGATCCGGGCCTGCACGGTGCTGACCCGGCCTATCTGGTGGCAATCGGGAAAGCCGTCATCATCGCGGATGAAGCGGACAGCACATTTGTTCTAAATTCGGACGATGATGTCGTGCTGATTGAACG